CAAATAGCTTGCTGTCTTAATGGGTCATTAGGAGGCAGTGCGGCCAATGCCACCCCTAGAGCGGCCTGAGCCGTCAGCAAAGCAGCGCTTGCCACCGTTGTCCCGGACTCGGCGATTGACAGGGCTGTAGTGGCAGCAGTGCAAGCCCCAGCGCTTGATCCTCTTCGCTCAATGGAATAATAATTTCCTCCTTCATTGGCTCCTTGCCTATAAGTTGTCCCCAAGTCAACTGTTGATCCACTCCAGACTGCCGCAATGCCATTAGTCCCCCCAAATGCATACACTCCAAGCCTGTCTACTAGCACGTAATAATTAGCGCCTGCCATTGATGGGCTATTGAATCTTGTCTCTAAAAGTGTATCAGAAGAGCAACTGGCCTCCTTATTTGCTGCCGCTGTGTTTCTTGTATTGATGGCATTTTGCAGTTCTAAGGTGCGTTGCTTCTCCAGTGCAGCAGCATTCAACACTGCAATTGCTTCTGGTGATTGACCGACAGAACTAATAGTTTTATCGTCAGCGCCAATAGTGGGAGCACCAGTGTATCCACATTCACTACTGCGATACCGCCATTGGCAATAGTTTTGAGTGATGATACGTCTTGGTAGCTGCAGACCTTCTAGGTCCAAGATGCTAGCAAGCTGCCAAGTGATGCTCAACGCATTCTCCGACGCCTTTCGCTCTAGGTAGTAAATATCAATGGGAAATTCCTGAGTGGTGTCTGCCTGTGGTTCTCCATCTAGATACTTCCCAAAAGTGCGCCGCCTTGTTACTTTGCCTCCTACCAAATCATCAAGACTATCAATGACATCCGTAAAGGTGCCCATGATATTGGCGACCGTCAGCGATGGCTGCGCAATCTGTCCTGTTGTATTTTTCTCGTAGCCACTAGACAAGATTGGCAATGGCTCGTAAATATTTCCTTTCCATTGAATTTTTGTATCATCAGGCTTTAGCTGATTAGTGAAATAAAACTTATCATTTGGGTCTCCGGTGATAGGCTCTAAGTCTATGTCGAACATTTCGACAATGGCATCGTGCCATCCTTGTTGTACGTCAAGTTCTAGGGTCATAAATCCTCTTCACGGTAAATGTGAAAGTATTGCTATTAGGACCTAGCACTTTCCATTGCCATTGATTAGGCTCTAGCCGATATTTGTACTTTTTCTCATCCATGAAGAATTGCGAATAAAAGAAGTCTCCTTTTAATTGCGCAAACTGTTTGTCAAGGGCAATCGCAGTATTGTCTGGAATTGGCACAGTCTCAATGGAGTAAGAGCGCATGTCATCATTAAGCGATTCTGGAGACACTTGCTCGTACCCATCGCCAAACTGAACACGCTTTGTGCGCACCCCACGTTCGACCGTAAGGCTGTACTGGCACGGCAAGGCAAAGGTGGGCTGAGTCATCTCCGACCTCCTGCCAGGAGCCCGCCAGGACGCAGTTCGCTCACAATCACTTGCTTCACTGCTCCTTCCATTTTACGGCCAAGATCAGAAGCTCCACCAGACGAATTGCTTTGTGCTTGTCCATTGCTTACGTTGATCACAATGTTAGTAGAGATGGCTCCAGCGCCTCCTCCCATACCTGAGAGATCCACTGGAATGCTCTTCCCATCAGGAAGGGGCACCACTGCTTCATTGTAACGCCCTTCGCCAACAAGGCCCAGTGTGGGGCCTGTAACGATGCCTCCAGTTGCAAATGGAGTGATACTGGGAGCATTCGCATATTGCATCATGCCAGCGATATTAAGTCCAGGGGCAGAGCCTGCGCCTGCTGCGGCGCCTCCCAGTGCGCCCGCAGGATTCAACATTCCAAGGATGTTTTGTATTCCTTTGATGGCTTCCACCTTCAACCATTCGGAAATCATTTTTGCGGCCATGTCGGCAAAGCTATCACCAATGCTTTGGAAGAAGCCAGCAAGTGCTTGTTGAGCGGTCATGCTGCCAGTGATGATTCCTTTGAAGGCATTGCCAAATGAGTCTCCAATGGTAGAAGCAATTCCTTGTAAATCTTGCTTTAATTTGTTTGCTTTTTCTGCCATTTTTGTTTGCGCAAATTCTTCTTCTTGTTTTATAGTATCTCCTGGATATTTTTCTGCTAGTTGGACTCTTAGCTCAGCATCAGGAGTTAGTGCCATTGCCATCTTCATTTGCTTGTTAAGATCGCTTTTGGCAGTCTGAAAATTAAGATCCTCTTGTGCAATGGCTTGTTGTTCCGTTAAAGTTATCAGCTTTGGTATATTTGTAATCAAGTCTTGAATCGTTTTATTTTGTATAGCATTAAGACGATTGGCATCTTCTTTGCTCATTCGCCCATCGCTTACTGCTTTGTTATTTCTTTCAATTTCTTGATTAGCAGCAGCTATTCCAAATGTTTGCTTTTCTCTTATTTCAAAGATTTTAATCTCTGTCTCCAAATAGTCCCCAGTAGCGCCAGTGCGCATTAACTCAATGCGCTTATTTAATAGCTGATTTTGCAGCTCTTGTTCTGCTACTGGAGCAATGGCTGCAACATAGTTTGCAATGGCGATGGCAGATTCTTCAGCCGCAATTGTTTCGGCTCGAAGGCTTGAAGTGCCTTTATTGCGAAGTGCAATCGCGGCTTGTTGATCTGCCAATAGATCTCGTTTTTCGCTACCTGGCACTTGACGAGGAGCACCTGCTCCTATGCCCTCAGATTTTCCATGCAAAAGCTGGAACATTTCACCTGTTGGCAACTGAAACTTTCTAGCTTCTCCGTGTTCCGTCGGCCTGCCTTCCATCCACTTGGCGCCTCCTTTCAATGTCGCCGCATGACGACCTTCTCCGAATGCGTAATCCCATCCATGGCTTCCACGTTTTTGATGACCTGCAAACGTACCTCCTCGTACGGTAGTGCCCGATGACAGCGGCCGTCCATTTACTTGTACGTATTGATCCAGGTAATCGCGAGGAAAGTATCCTCGGCCCATTTTTTTTACATCAAAATGGGGGCCGGTACTGGTGGGTCCAATATTTCCTTGCAGATAAGCGCCTGTCGCACTTCCGCCGGTCATTGGCACAGCGCCCCCGGCCGTTGGCCCGGCGGGACCGGGTTTTCCGGGCGGGCCTTCGGGACCG